GCGAATACGTCTGACCGGTCTTGAGACGCCTGATAACATCGCCGCTCTCCATCAGCCCCGTATCCTCATCAAAAACCAGGATCCGGATCACCCGCGTAAGGCGTCCGGGTTCAAAGCCCTCGGCCTTATCATCAAATTCAGTAAATACAGCCTGGAACTCATGGCCCTGGTGCTCGAACGGTTCAGACAGTTCAGGAATCGGCATGGTGCCTACTGGTCATATAAACACGATCAGTCTGTTTGATCATAAGTTCAGTCATAAGGATCCTTCCCGATTGGTTCTTCAAATTCAGTTGAATTGGTCAAGCAACAGTCACAAGTGCGGCTGTGTTGGGATCATAGGTTACGAGCAGCGGCGCCGACTGAAGGAGCACGATCCTCTGACTTGGATCCTCGATCTCCCAGCTCTTCACAAATACTCGCTGGGCGACAAGTCTCGCTTTGAGATCCCGGATGGCGCCATAGTGTCGAACGCCCTGGATATTCTCGCAGGTGAAGAGCACCTCCTTCGGAGCGATGTCGTAGTTTTTTTGATCAGTCTTCCCTTCATGCACCCAGATCTCGGTATTGCCGAAGTTTCCGCGATAAAGGAGATTTTCAAAGGAGGAATCCTGGGGCGTGAGCTTAAGTCCAATGTCAGAAACGAGCCGCATGTAGTCGGGCAGAAGCTTTTGAACCTCTTTGTTCGCGCGAAACATATCGAAGGCTTCAATTCCCATGATGACCTTGCGCGGCCGTGACTGGTTCAGGTTTTTCGATGCCATCTCGCGCTGGAGACTTTCAAAGAACGTGGTCATGGCAAAATCAGGGTTGGACCAGCCCTTGTCAGCGGTAAACTTTTTGGTGAGGCCGGGATCCCGCTTGAAGTCGATCACCGTATCAAAGCCTTCACCTTTAATTGTGAGCTTTCCGGTTTTTACGACTTCAAGAGCCATTAGTTCCTCGCGCACACGGATGCGCTCATAGAGCCGGGTTGTCTTCTGAATGAGCCTCAGCTCTGCGCGCTGCATCTGGGTATATTCCCCGCCGAAATCCTCACCGGGAAGACGGTCGTTGCCATCCTCGGAAGTGATGCCGGTCTTTTCCTTGATATAGGCTGGCTTGTAGGATTTGGTCGAGTAGCCTTCATCCCTGAACATTGGCGCTTCGAGCAAAGGATGCACAAAAGGAGCCGCCCCGATCCGGTTGTCCTGGTTTTCATCGAAGTAGATCTCCTCCTTGTCCGACTGAATCTCCACAGGGAAGAAACGGTCGCGGAAGTATCTCGTCCTTGGAACCAGCCGCGTGATAAGGCGATTCAAATAATATGTGCTGTAAATCGGCAGCGTCATGGCTCAGTCCTCGCCGTTCTCAAGATAGATATTGTGCGTTTCAAGATCATCCTCCACCGATTCCAGCGTGTGGCCCTTGCCTACCGTGAGGTCAAGACGCAGGAAAGCTCCCGTTCGGAATACCGGAGCGAAGCGATCACCGGCCGCGGCATCGATATCAATCTGAAGAATGCAGCGGGCCTTTTCACTGCCATCGGAAATGGCCGTGGTTCCATCCTCAGCCGTTTTTGAGCAAAGCACATGCTTGCCGTTGGCGATCCTTCTGCCGAGGACCGATCCTTTTTTCAAAACCTGCCCCTTCTCGATCGTTACCGATCCCCGGTAGGCGGGAAAATTGCCCCGATTAAGAAACCTCGGCTCGTATCTTGATACTTCGCGAAAATGTGGATCGTAATTCATGTCATTCCTCCTGTGATTCCCATTTTTCTTGCCAGGATAAGGGCTGCATCCTGCTGCGCGGCCAGCTCAGACGTGGAATCAGCGGACAGAATGGGCGGCACGTCGAGCCCCTGAAAGTGAGCATCAAACTCCTTTTTTGGATCAGCTTTGGGTTTTGGCGGGTTTCGTTTGATTGCCTGGAGGATCTCCACAGCCGCCTCCTGACAGCTGAGGTTTCGCTCGATAAGGGCGTCCACAAAGTCCTCTGAAACCTGTCCTTCGGCAAGCGACCGGATACCGGCAACGCGCTTTTGTTCCGCCTCGAATCTTGCAAGCGTCCTCGACGCTCCGATGTTTTTAAAGTGTTCGGCAATCGCTGGGTGATTGGCGGCGATGAATTCCGCAGTAATGCTTTCCGCAGTCATTTTATGGGCTCCATAGTTGGCAATGACGCTTTCAAGTGTCGTAATTTCGTCGATTAGACCGCGCTTCTGCGCTTCTGCTCCCACGAAGACCGACCCCTGTCCGAATTCTTCGAGGACCGTCTCGCGGCCGACGCCCCGGTTGCGGGCGACTTTTAAGATGAAGACTTCAGCGAGGCCATCTATGACGGCCTGCACTTCCCGGGCACCTTCCTCGGTTGCAGGATCACGGTTTTTGTTGGGGCTTTGACTGGAAACGAAGCGGATCTCCCCTTCGTTTTTTTCGGATCTGAGCGCGGACTGAACGCCGATGCTTCCGACAATAGCGGAGTCGGAGGCGAAGACTCGGTCACAGGCGCTGGCGATCCAGTAGGCTGCTGATGCTCCTGTACCGCCTATATAGGCAGCAATCGGCTTTTGGCCGCGGGCCTCAAAGATATGATCGGCCAGCTCCGAGCAGCCATTCGCTTCGCCGCCAGGGCTGTCAATATCAAGGATGATGCTTTGCACCTGATCAGAAGCCAGCATCTCATAAAAGTCGCGAAGCACTGATTCGTAGCTGGTTGCGCCGCAGTGCTCGGTCATGAGGTTGGCGCGTTTAAATAAGGGGCCACGGACCGGGATGACTCCCACCCCGCTCCGGGTGATGGCTTTCTCCGCAGCCTTAAGTCTTTGGCCACGGACTTTTTCGAGGGCCTCGAATTCGTTGTGCTTTTGGGCCACGGACAGCATGAGGCGCAAGGCGTCTTCTGTCATGGCCCATTGTGAAATAAGAATTTGATTGAGTGTAAAGGACACGATTAACCCCAGAGCAAGCTGGGGTCTACACTAGTGCTGAAACACTTAGTAAGTGAAGGTTTCAGATGTCCGCTTGGCTGCGGACAGTCACGCTTCGTTTATTCTTGACTGCTTCGCCGTAAGCGACCATGACCGTCGGCTCGCAGCGGCTCTCACCTGATAATATCCTGCCCTCATCATCCGCAGATGGTGATCAGAAAAGAGCCTGTGCCAATCCCGGTTAAATAGGAACGCGAAGCTGAAAACGTTTTCTCGCACTTCAGATTTCTTAACCAACGCCAATTTATCAAATAGCCTTCACGGGTTAAACAATTCAGCTATTCATGGCATGGCCATATTGGCATTCTTAGCTATAGTCGCTTGCGAAAAATGCTGCTATACGCCTTGCTAACGGCTGCGGAGCCGAAATCCATAGAACTGACAACACACTAACTGCAAGGGATTTGATCATGGTAACCCGTCTTAAAGTAGCTGCTTTGACCCTAATCATCGCAGGCAATACATTGATCCCGCTAAGTTTCGCGCACGCCCAAGGGATTAGAAAACCGACATTTCCGTCCCCCCAGGTACCTGGAAGACCGACAATTCCAACCCCATCACCATCTGGTGGTACGTGGGGCCTACCCGACAGCGCCAGAATAAAAATGGAAGCTACTGCCAAAGGTCAAAAAGCTACCCGAGCTTTGATTAAATCGTTGGAAGACAACGCTGCATATGAAATGCACGTTATTAACAGCAGTGGCGCAAGCATGACCGATAAAACACTTGCTTATGATAGCCGTGTGCTGGAGGATCTTCGGGCTGAGCTGGCCTTCTGGAATGCTGCTGCCGACATCTCCACTACTTTTGGTGCAGCCGGCTTAGCTACATTTGGCGTGGTTGCGGCGAGGGAGCTAGAAAAAACAGGGATTCCCATGGCGCGTGCCGCGGGAGTAGTTGCCCTTGTTACGGCTGCGATCGCACAAGGAGGTACACAATATATCGCTGCAAACAAATCTGGCGTTGAAAAGAAAATTAAGGACCTACAATTGAGCATCGAGTCACAAGCAAACTGGTTGATGTGGCAGGAAGATCACGGTGGGCAGGGGTCGCCACCACCTGTAGCTGTTAAGTGCTTGATTAAAGAGACTTGCAGTGATTCAAATATTTGCGTACAGAACGGTGGGCCCGAGGATTGTGAGGTAGTTCCAACATGCGTTTCAGAAATATTAACCTGTCGCGAAGATCTTTGACCTTTAAGAGTGGGCCAGTTGCAGACATTGTCATTACGGGTCTGCTTGTTGCAGCCTATAGGATCTTTATCGGCAATAGCATAATTACGCCCATCGGAACCATCATAACGGCACTTCTTGGATCTGTTTTTGGGTACTTTGTAGCCGTTTTTGTTTTCGGGCAGTACAGGAAGTGGAAGAACCGACAAACTCTCGATTCGTAATCACTATTAACCCGCGAGGCGCTTGAACAGCGCCTCGATCCTGGTTTCCAGCGCATCATATTTTGCCCCCTATTTCGGTTCCTCAAAAGCTCGCTTTTCGGCTTCATGATCTCTGACATGCTTGTCAAAGTCCCTGCCCTGGCTTTCCACGATCGAGCGGCGTGTGCGAAGGCCCGCGCTTACTTCGACCTCATTCGCTTTCGCATCCTTCAGAGGGTCGATGGATCCCATCTCGGTTCCTGCCCACTGCGTTGAAAGCCATCCGTGCCTTTTGAGAGGGTCCTCAAAGCCCGGGGCGTCGAGAAGTCCGCGCTCTATTGCATCGCTGATCACCCATTCCCAGACTGGCTGGCAGAACTCCGAAACGAGCCAGGCGCGCCAGACCTTGAAGGACTTCCAGGCTTCAAGGATGGCCGCGCGTGCTGCGCTGTAGGACGAACTATAGTGCTGGGTGAGGACTTCATAGGGAAGTCCGAGACCGATCCCAATCTGCTTGATGACTGCCTGAACAAATGGATCAAAGTTGCTGTTTGGTCTTCCAGGGGCGCCGTTATCCACCTTTTCGCCTGGCAGAAGATCCACCATGAGACCACCTGGCCCAAACTTCCGAAACTTACGCTCCCTGGTGTTAAGCGTCACGCTAAACCGCGGATTTTGAGTTCTGGTCACGATGACCGAAATCGCCCAACCTTCACGCGACACGAAACGCGGATATTGCGTTCTGGTC